GTTTGCATCAATTCTTCTAGCAAGTTCTTCCTCACTCATCTCAAGAGTAATATACAGAACATTCTTTTGACTAGCAAGACAATGTGCTGCGAAGTCAGTCATAAAGAAAGACTTACCAACATTTGTTCCCGCCATTACACAGTTCAAAGTCTTTGAAGCAATACCACCTCTTGTGACTTTATTGAATAAGTCAATCCCAAAAGGTATTTTCTTCTCATCTTTCTTGTTGTAATAATCAAATCTTGCATCAGCATCTTCCACATAGTCGTGTCCAAGTTCTATCTTGAATGTTACTGCAAGAGCTTGCTTTAAAATATCTGGAATAGAGTTTTTGTTTTTTTCTACGGTTCCATCAATAATAGAAATGGATTCCATAACTGCATTATACACAGACTTTTCTTGGCACCAATTCTCAGTTTTTTGTAATAACCATTCTTCATTAGAAGTTTCAATATCAAAAAGTTCAGATACAATGATTTGACAATCTTCTACATCTTTGTCTGTCATTTGGATTGTTTGAACTTCCGTTAACAATTCGTCTTTTACAGGGACATTTTTATATTTCGAAATATGACTCTTAACTATTTTAAAAATATTCAACTCTTTCTTATCATGAAAATATTCAGGATGAAGATGAGGTAAAGCTTTCTTTCTGTAAGAATCGTTCTTGAGAATCCCCGATATTATGATTCTCTCAACTCGCATTATTCCTCCACTGTTTCTGTTGTACCGTAAGTATACCTGTTTATTACATATTCGTCAATAGTATCAAGTATTTCTTTTGTAAAATACTTTTCTGGTTCATCATAGATTGCTTTTGGGTAAAGTTTAGATTCTCCGACAAGAATCCTGTTTCCACTCTTTTCAAACACACCTGCTTCTAAACCAAGTTCAATCATTCCGTGATATCTATCAAGACCCTTTTCAAAGTCAATTTTAGTTTCTATATTCGAACCCTCTTTGGTGAATCTGGACTTCTCCATTTTCACCTTCACTATATTTCCAACCTTCTCTGTTCCTTCTTTGACTTGTTTCTTACTCAGAAGGACTATGCTGGAGGCAGCGTATTTTAGACCACCACCTCCAGCAGAAGTTTGAGTAGGGATGAAACTACCAACACTAGTGTAAGTATGGTTGGTAATTAGGAGAGGAACATTTGCTCTTCCAAGTTTGAGAGTAAGAACTCGGAAAGCAGATCTGATTAATTTTGGTCTTGTAAAATCTGCCTTATCAGAACCTGTTGTTGTATCATTCACCTCTTTCGCAGTGGATAACATACCCAAAGAATCAAGACACATCAATAAAGAAGGTCTTTCTGATTCTTTTATAGCAAGATAAGCATCAAGTATTCTCACTGCTTGAGATTTGAATTCTTCAATAGTGGCAACAGGGAAGATCGTTATTCTGGAGGAATCAATTCCACGAGAGTCAAACATTCCCTTTTCCAAGGCATTCTCAGTTTCAAAAAATAGAACTCTACCATCTGCGTTAGATTGTAGAAAGTTCTTCACAGCCTCGAAAACAAAAAAGGTCTTCCCTGTTGCCTGTTCACCTGCATATGCGGTAACTTTATTTCCTGGCAATCCTTTGTAGATTGAACCAGAAATTATTGCATTGAGAGTGTAACTCCCAGTATCAATATATGATTGAGTTTCTTCCATATCACTGGCATTCTGAGCAAACTCATTACCAGCAGCAGAAACAATATTACTAAAATCCATATTTTTTACTCCTATAAAACTATTATAACCTATCTTTTAGAAAAAGTCAAATAAACTTGAAGATTTTTTTATCTTCCAACCACGAGCATCAACAATATCTTTTACTGCTTCTGTGAATGCTTTCTCCCACTGTCGTTCGTAATCAACAAACTGGTGTAGTCCAAACTCTTTTGGTAGAACATTCTTTACAGCAAAAACCGTATCAAATATTGGATTAGGTTGCTTCATATAACAAAACTTGATTTTTTCACCCTCTTCAATTCTTTCATACTTCTTTTCAAGACCATTATCAGTCAAATACTTATTGAAAAGTAAAGCACCCTTCACATGAATCGGAGTGCCTTTAGCATAAAGGGTGTCTTGATCAGAGTATTTTCTAAGATTATTCACACCCCTTGGAAACATAACATCCTCAGGGTTTGCTTTCATAAAATCTTCCCTTGCTCGATCAAGAAAATCAAACAACTCTTCCTGATTACCATTCATCAAAATATTAATAGATTTCTTAATATTATCACGACATATAGCAGGGGTCGAACTCTTAACTGCAGATATTCCCATCATCTTGAGTTTAGCAGTTTCATACCTTACCCCTTCAGAATCAAGAACATTAAGCACATAATGCTTCTTTCCAACCCATATACCCTGATCAGCAATCACTTCTCGTTCCATGGCCATCTTCTGCTTTGGGCAGTTTAGATAGTTTTTCAACTCGTCATAGAAATGTTCCATATGAGGTTGAATCTCATTCTGTGAAATCAAATTAAGTTTATCTGCTATTTCAGACTTATCTTTTGTATCCATTTCAGAAACATAATCGGAAAGGTCAAGATATAATGAATCAGTGTCAGAAGCAATCACGAAATCTTTTTCATTATTACCAAATCTTTTTCTCAGGAACTCGTTCATCTTTTTCTCTGCCCAACGAATGACCAACTGACCAGATGTCGTGATACCTTCTGCAATACGAATATCAAAGAAACGAAAGAACCTGTTACCAATCGCACCATAAGCAGAATTCAACTGAATCTTTTTGACCAACTGAAGATTATAATACTTGTCAGCTAACATCTTAGTCTTTCGGTCTTTAGTTTTCTCATATTCCTTCTGCAACTTGATCATCTCTTTCTTGTAGACCTTCCTATCCTGATACATTTTAGACATCAAAGCAGGAAGGATACCTGTATTAGTATTATCATAAACAGAACCATTAGCCATCATAGTCTCGTTTTCTGTTATCTCTGGAGTTACAGATTCATTGAGTAAATCTACAACTGTAACATCGTCCATCTTCCTCTTCAAAGTTTCAGGGGAAGTGTTCCACTGCATAATGATATGAGGATATAGGGAGTTCAAGTCAAAAGAAGTCACCCATTCATAATATCCAACTTTAGGTTCTTTCACATAAGCACCTTCAAAAGGTTGACTTGGTTGCTTAATCTTTGGGGGAACTACAATTTTATGTTTCTTTAGAGCATTGAAAATGATAACATCCCACATACGAACTTGAAAGAATGTATCATCATAGTTCACTTTAGCATCATAAGCCATAGTCTGAACCATCTCAATGAAACCAAGTTTCTCTTCAAGACGAACAATCAACTCAACGTCTTTGATATTATATTCAATGAACTTCTGATAATCTTTCTCATAAAGATCAAAAAGACCTTCATATTCTGAATAGTCTAATTTCTTTTCACCAAGTTCAATGAAAGCGATATGATCAAGTCTGTAACTTTCTTGATTAGTGAAAGTGAATTTCTTGTACATTTCAAGATAATCTAAATCAGAAACTCCGAGTATTGTATAGGTCTGTTCCGTTCTATTAGGAACTCTTTGAACCATTCTTTCACGAACCACCCCAAAAGGTGAAAACTTTTTAGAAAGTTTATCACCCAACAGAACTTTAATCCTGTTTACCAAATAAGGAATATCAAAAAATTTAGTGTTCCAACCTGTTATAACATCAACTTCAAACCCTGCCCAGAACTTGACAAAGTTTTCTAACAGTTCATGCTCTGAGTTAAATTTTTTGTAATGTATCTTTTCTTTGTGGGGAACATATTCTTTTAGACCAAAGACATAATACCTGTTTCCATCAGATACAGTGATTGCAGTAACAGGTTCTGATGCCTCTGAAGGTTTAGGAAATCCGTTATCTGAAGAGACCTCAATATCAAGATATAGTTTTCTCACCAATTTAGGGTCGAATTCTATATCTTCAGGGTAGTTATCAGAAATATAAGAGTATTCAAAGTTTGCCATCCCATAATATTCTTCTCTGGTAGTCTTTTGGAAACACTTATCTTTAGCTTCTTGAAGACCTTGAAAGACAACCTTTTTTAGGGGACTGCCATAAATATCTTTATATTTCGTCACATCACCTGCATTACATTTCATAAACATTGCAGGTTGATAAGGAACCCTGTCAATAAATCTTTTACCATTGTCAAAACCTTTGACAAGCATTAAATTGTTAACAGAGTTAACACTTGTATAGAAACGCATAAAACCTCTTTTCTGTTACTATTATACTAAAATAAAACGGAAAAGTCAAGTGTTATGCTAAAGATGGGCTGGTAATAATACCGCTAGTCATTCTCCTATACTCAGATTCTATCTGTTCTTGTGCATGATAAAATAAAACAACATCTTGTGTGCTAATTGTAAAAGTATCCTCTTTAGCAAAAAACACCCAAGGGATAAAAGTAACTTTATTATCAACTGGCATCATGGTTACTGGTTTATTAACCTCAATTAAAATATTTTGGTTGATAGATTCTGTTAACTTTGAAAAAACAGTTTCTGTTCTAAAAATAACTTCTTCACCTGTTTTTAATCTCATTGAATAAACATTCATTTTATATTCCCTTCATACGCCCTTGACCATCTAGGTTCAATACTTTAACGTAATCAAAATTTGGACAAGTTTTTTCATCTGTAACTTCCCTATGTCCATGAAAAGTTACTCTACTTTTATATGAATTATGAATCTCTAAGCATAATTTCTTTAGGGATTCAAATTGTTTTTTTGTAAATTTCGTTCTACCGTGTAAACAAATAGCTATTGTTCTTACATTGTTTCTTTTTTGAGCAGAAGGTGTGAGTTCCAAACTTCTACCTTTCTGAATGGTTCCATTTCTTTTTATAAAATAGTGATAACCAATATCATCCCAACCATTTTCATCTACATGCCATTTTCTAATAACAGAAATGTCATCGTGGTGTTTCCAGTCGCTATCACTACAATGGATAAAAACTCTGTCAACAGTTCTTGAGGGTTTTTCAAAAATGAAATCTGAATAATAATTACTTGAAATTAAAATAGAAAAAAGTAAAATTAAATTTATATGTACCATCATAGTATATAGGTGAGAGGTTTTACCCCTCACCTTATTTAAGTTTTCTTATCCTATTTCTAATATTCTAGGTTGCTCCTCTTCTGGAACAACTCTCTCTAAAACTATTTTTAAAATTCCATCAGATAGTTTTACATCTTTTACAACTAAATATCTTTCTAAAACGAAAGATTTGTTAAAACTTCTAGTTCCAATACCCTTATGAAGATAATCAAAAGAATCGGAATTTTTATCTTTCCTCTTATCCCCAGTGACGATTAAAGTGTTTTTGTCTAAGACTACATGTAAATCTTCTTGGGTAAAACCTGCAACAGCAATTTCCAAAACAAATTTATTATCATTATGTTTTAGAATATTGTGTGGAGGGTAAAAACTAGACTCAGCTTTGAAACTGAAACTATCTTTTAAAAAACTGTCAGCAATAGCTAACTCAAAAAATTTAGACATTTGCATAATAACTCCTATATCAACTCCTTTAAAAAGCAAGTTGAGTAATAAAGACCCGAAAATCGGCATCTTTTGTTTAGTTTATATATCTAACTTAAAAAAGTTAGAATCAAATTTAATGTCAATGTTTACCTATATTATATTTTGCTATAAGATTCCATTCTTCTTTTTTTGAGAATGAGATTATTTTTATTTTCTTTATGTGAAGTTTATCTTCAATTTTACTCTCATCAACTAACTCAATTAGTTCCCATTCATCTAAAAGGGAACATATCAAATTTCTTCTTTGTAAATCTTCTTCAACTATTTCTGCATCTTTTCCGTCAAGTTTAAATAATTCTTTAAAATGGACAATATAATATTTACCCTTTTTATGTAGAATGTGACAAGATTGAAAAAGTTTTCTTTCTTTTACAGAAGGAATACCCATTCTTGTCAAAGTTTCTTTTATCTTCAAGAAATCTTCCGGTTTCTTTAATTTAATCTCCACGAATCCTTGTACTATTGTTTCTTCTTCCACTTATTCCACCTTCACTCAATTCTTTTTTTATAGATGTTATTTGTTCATCATTAAGTAAAGATAATATTTCAACAGCCTTTTCATTTCCAACTTTGTAATATTGCTTTACGGTGTCAACATTCTCTTCAATGTTTGACTTGATCCATCTACTAAATCTTTTTTTCTTTCTAATACTATTTAGTAAAAACTCGTATTGCAACTTCTTATCAAGTTCGAAATATTGGTTCATTGTGTTAGATTGCATAATAGTGTCAGGGAAGTGTGATAAAGTCTTATTAATAATAAAACAATTATATGCTTCCTCTATCTTACCATTACTGTCATCCAACATAACATTCTCTTTTGTATTATTTATAGACTGTAAAAAGAACTTGAATGGGCAATAACTCTCTTTGGAACAGTCCTCATCATCAAATTTTACTTCATCCGGAAGTTCTTCAAACAATTTCATTTACACACCTCATTTGCCATCAACTCTGTAAGACAAGCAACAATGTTTATCTCTTGATCCGCAACAAAACAAGCCTTGTATTGGTATTCTGCAAGAGTAACAACAACTGTTGGAATCGTCTCAGGTTTCATCCACTGATACATTCCATCGTATAGTTTTCTAAAAAACCTTTCTGGGTCTGCGTCACCGTGATGAACAACCCACTCACGCATTTTTGAGAAGTTTTTGTTCTTTAGGTGAACAATGAGTTCATCCATAGCAGTATCTTGCGAA